CTAATAAATCACAACTCGACTTTTTGTGACATGTTCTGTTTTTCTAATCATGAACGGGGTCGACATTCTTCTAAAAGCATACATAGGTTCACTTGATCCAGAATTAAATATATCGATGACAAACTCAATCTCGTATCTACTATGAACGATGACTTTTGTAAATAGTTCTTTAAATGGAAAATCTTTTATGGACTCTATTGGTTTATCATAAGGTTTTAAAAGTAATTTAACTGTTCGAATAATGTTAGAAATATTGTGGGATGTTAATATCTTATTCTTGTATGTTATATATTCTGATTGCAATGCATTTTTAGATTTGATAAGTTCATTTTTCACGAGTTTATCTAGTTCACTATCTGATGTGATTAGTGTTCCAAGTTTTGAGTCAATGGCCTTTATTTTCGCCTGTGTCGCATTCAAGTTTAAAGTTAGTTCAATGATTGCTGGATGTTCAGTAAGTGCCTTAGAAAAGGTATTTATAAACTTGTTTTTATCCTTAATAATGTGGTTAATGTGCTTCAGTAAAATGGTATCAAATGTATCCGTGAAGATTGTATCATTTTCACATACTTTTTTGTGTTTGTTTGATGCACATTTCAGTTCGCCTCTTGCCCAGGGTTTGTTAGCATTATTTACTTTGAAGTGATAGTTTTTACCACACACAGCACACGCAACAAAACCATTGTAGATACTTCGTTGCTTTGCTATTTTTTGAAGTTCTTTTTTATCGGTTGTTTTATTGTAATATTTAATTTTTGCGTTTTTGATTGCATGTGCTTTATCAAACAGTTCTTGAGAAATAATCGCCGGATGAGAATTTTCTACATAGTACTTAGGTAACTTGTCTTGATATCGAACCGATGTTTTTGAGCCGATTCTTTTATTAATTGTTTTTTGTAAAAGCGCATTACCAGTATATTTTTCGTTATTTAATATGCCAGTTATTGCCCCTTCATAGTAATCAACTCCACCAGACTTGGTTTTTAGTCCTTGCTTGTTTAGATAGTTCGCTATTTGTTGTTGGGAGTGTCCTTCCACATACATCTTGAAAATCAATCGTACAATTTTAGCTTCTTTTTCATTAATGATGATATTTTTCTTTTTATCACGTTCATATCCTAGTACACGAGAAGTAACCATTGGAACTATACCTGCTTTGAATCGTTTTCTTGCTCCCCATTTGCAGTTTTCGCTGATGTTTCTTGATTCTTCTTGTGCCATTCCGGCTACAACTGTAATGACAAATTCAATTTTTGGATCAAATGATGATAAATTCTCTTTTTCAAACCATACTTCAGTGCCATACCGTTTTAATTCTTGAATGACACTTAAGCAATCAATCGTGTTTCTTGCAAACCGTGATACTGATTTGGTAATGATTAAATCAATGTTACCTGCTTTTGCTAAATCAACCATTAAGTTGAATTGGTCACGTTTTAAAATACTAGTCCCACTTTTTCCATGGTCGGAGTAGACTCCTACAAATTCCCATTCAGGATTGTTTTGAATCATCTTGGTGTATGTTTCAACTTGAAGATGTATGGAGGTTTCCTGAAGGTTTTTTAGAGTAGACACGCGAGCATAGGCGCAGACCTTTTTCTTTTGTTGTCTTTTCTCATAAGCATCAAGATTGAGCATTTCTACAACATTCATATTAGTCCCCTTTCAGTTCTACTACATGGTATGTAATAGCATACTTAGATCCTTCATTTTTAACTGTTTTTGATTCGATTGGTGATAAAGCTAATATACTTTCTAAGTTATCAGTGATAACTTGTTTGCTTAGTTGTTCATCACCCATGACTAGTATTACCTCATTTTGATTTAATGCGATAATTGCTTTATAAACACCTAGTAAGATGTTTTTATTTAACGCTGTATACCCTTCTAAGAATGAACTCATTTGTTGAATTCTTTCTTCATGTAAATGAAGATCAACAAGTGCGTTCTTTTTCTTTTGCATGGTTACTTTTAAGTCAAGTAGCAGCTGTTTTTTCTCTTTATACATGTCTTTGTAGAAATCAGTGTTTTCCTTTAAAGAAGAAACATTGACACTAATAATATCCTTAATATCTTTTTCAACGCTGTTTATTTGTTTTTGTAACTGCGTCATTTCTTGTTGAACATGCGATGTATCAAGGGATGATTTCACCAGTTCTAGTGTATCTTCAATCAACTTTGGTTGTTCTAAATTAAGATGCTTTATTGATTCTATTACCGCAAATTCTAATGCTTCATTATCAATTGGTTTATTGTCGCATTTACCTGCATCTTTGTATCTGTTTTTACATGAAAGAACTACACGCTGGTTTTTCTTTCTATAATTGTAATAATGCCGGTTCATCACTTTGCCACAATGACTACAAAATACCAGGCCACTCAATGGATACTTATTCCCGTAGTTTGATACTGATTGTTTTTTACTACGCTTTTTCTTGAGTTCTTGGACTAGTTCAAATTTCTTTCTATGAATAATCGCAGGATGATTGTTCATAATATAGTATTTTGGTGCATGGCCATCATTCTTAACGGATTTATGGGTTAAGTAATCAATGGTTATACGTTTTTGTAATATCGCATCCCCACAGTACTTTTCGTTTTGAAGAATTGTGCTAATGGTTGCTGGTCTCCAAAATACCTCACCGCGACCATTTGTTATCTCGTTTTCAGTTAAGAAGTCGGCGATTTCTTTTTGGGATGTTCCTGAAATATACATATCAAAAATCATTCTTATGGTTTGCGCTTGGTCTTCATTAATAACAATGTTCCCATCTTTGTCTTTATCATAACCAAGGAATCGTTTTGTATTGATATGAACTTTTCCTTCTTTAAATCGTTTACGGAATCCCCACTTAATATTCTCGCTGATATTTCTTGATTCTTCCTGGGCGATGGAAGAGAAGATGGTAAGCATAAAATCAACTTTGGTATCTGATGAATAAATGTTCTCTTTTTCAAAGTATACCTCAACATCAATTTTTCGTAAGTCTCTAACCATGGTTAATGTATCAACCGTGTTTCTTGCAAATCGCGATAATGATTTTGTGAGTATTAAATCAATCTTGCCATCCTTGGCATCTTGAATCATCTGTTGGAACTGGGGACGTTTTTTAATACTTGTTCCACTGATTCCTTCATCTGCATAAAGACCAACAAAATCCCATTTTTCATTTTCTTCAATTTTCTTTTTGTACTCAGTCTTTTGTGCATTGAAAGAGTGTAATTGATCTTCTGAGTCTGTTGATACCCTTGCGTATGCACAGACTCGTTTTAAGTGACTTCTTCCTGGATAACCAACATTAGTCTCTATTACTGGTTTTTCTGGTTCAATGACGATAATACGTTTTTCTTGCATTCTTATACCTCCTATTTAGTTACTATATACATCACTCAAAAAGCATCAAATAGCAAGTAGATTATTCGGTGTTTATTTCTAGTTCCAGATCATAAAGATCTAAAAGTTTTGCAAGTGCCTTGTACCATTCATCACCAGTAATAAGCTTTGCTGCATATAATTCATCTATAATCATTTTTCGTTTTTGAAACTCTATATTTGATTCCATTGAAATATTCCTTCCGAAGCAAATAAAAAAGAGCCGCTAAGAAAGCGACTCTCTTTAGGAAAGGATAACTAAGAATGCAAAATATGTCTAAACCACCGCAATTAGAATACCACAGCAAATTATGTTTGTGAATGCGCTAAAAGCGCGAAGTGAAAAAATGTGGTATATCGATGTATTTATCTAATTTTGCCATCAACACACCCTTGAAAACAATGTTTTCTGCGTGAGCTTTGTTGAAGTATCTAGGTTCATCGTTGATATAGAAGTGGCCACCACCATTTGACTTAAAATATACTTTAGAAACATAGATTTTATCGTAATAGTCAAACATCATGGTAAAGCCAACTTGATTTTGATTTGTTTTCCAAAAAAATAAGAACTCTTCTGTGTTGTTCTTGTAACAAATCACATCATCATGAATTGTGGATATTGTGATAGGAGCGATTTCATCAAGTCCATCTTTGCCAGGTGTAAATGATCGAAAGGCAAGCGTTTTATCACTCTTTAACGAATAAGGATTAGTGACAATAACATCGATTGATACATTGTAATATCCGCTAAGGATCGTTAAGTCTTTAATACTGATTTCCCGGATACCTTTTTCATAGTACATGTATCCTTGTCTTGTTTTACCGAGTAACTTAGCTACTTCAGTCATGGTTAGTTTGTTTTCTTTTCGTAGTTTTTTTAAGTTTTCCCCAATAAATATTCTTGTGTAATTATCAGAGTCTGTGTTTGTGTTCATCTAGTTCCTCCGAGTAGTTTTGGTAATGTAACAATGTGTTACTAGCCAATAATTAATGTAAACATTTATTCAATTTTATCATGAGAATTATTGAAAAAGCAATACATTTTGTTACCTTTGAAAAAAACTATCACTAAGTTATTTTCAAGATATATTTTTCTTTATACAATAGTATCATGGCTTAAATTTTACAGAGAGGAGGAAGGTTTGTGAAGAGGATAAATACTGTAAAAAATGTAAGAGGTAAATCATTCCGGGTTCACCGCTCTTATTTAAAAGAGCGACGAGAAGAGTTGCATGTCACTGCGGAAGAAGTAGCAAGTGAAATCGGCATTTCGCATCATTATTATTCACAGCTTGAAAATGGTGATAAAGGTAAAAAACTATCTGTGCGATTGTTATTAGAAATGGCGAGGGCACTTGATTTTATGCTATGTGATATCTTAAGAAAAGAAAAATCATACATAGACACACTAGACCAAGCAACCAAACGAAGAGAGCGATTTTTGAATGAATAGTTCAACAATTAAAAAACACATGGAAGATTTCGTTACTTATCACGATACCAAACAAATAACAAAAGAAAGCTATAGAAGGATACTATTACGCTTTGCTGAATATGTCGATCAACTATCTGGACCACCAACTAGAGATGATGTGAAACGATATCGTGATTTATTAATGAAAAACCATAGTGCAAGAACTGTTCAAAAATACATTGTTGTTGTTAGATTGTTTTATGCCTGGCTTTATGCAGAAGGCAAAGGTGAAAATATCGCAATAAATATCAAGGGGCCACGAATTGAAAATGACTTTAAACGAGAAGCATTAAGTGAAAGTCAAGCTCGTGAATTGCTACGGTATGCAAAAAGAGAATCTGAAAAAAGTATTATTGGTATGAGAAACTTAACAATCATCGCATTAATGCTTACAACAGGTCTCAGAACCATAGAAGTAGAGAGAGCAAACGTCTCTGACATAGAATACTTAAAACAAGGTAATGTTCTTTATGTTAAAGGAAAAGGGCGAGATGAAAAGACAGAATATAATAAACTAGCACCCTTTGTTTATAAATTGATAGAGCAATACTTAATGATGCGATCTGATGAGTATGAACCATTATTTATTAACCATAGTAAAACTAGAAAGACCATCAGAATTCAAACACGGTCGATTAGTAAAATGGTAAAACAATATTTATTAGGAATTGATATTGATTCTAAAAAGTTTACGGCACACAGTTTAAGACACACTGCAGCGACATTAGCGATGGAAAAAGGTGCAGGGATTGATGAGGCGCAACATATGATGCGACATAAAAACTCAGATACAACCAAAATATATTTACATAGAATCAATCGAAGTAAGGAAAATTATGAAGAACTGATCGGTGAAGATTTATCAAAAGACCTTTTTGATTAGTTCATAGCGGTAAAATTACATCACGAATGAGAGGAAAGCTATGATTCAAGAATTTAATAATGCAGAATATGGAACCGTCCGAGCTACCATCATTGATGAGACACCATATTTCTGCTTAGTAGACATCACACGTCTACTAGGGATATCTAATGCCCAAACATGTCGAAGAGATATTCCGGATGTTGACATTAAACGAGTTGAAATTAAGAACGGAAAATCAAAAAAGAATCGATTGTTTGTTAAGGCAAAACACATAAGTACATGTATTTTCAAATCTAAAAAAGCAGAAGCTGAGCAAATCAATGATTGGTTGTACGCAACAGTATTACCTAATATGCTTAACTTACTAGAATATAAAGTAGATTATTTTTCTGATCCAAACAAGCTCATTAAACTTATTGATGAGAATCGCGATTTAAAAGTACGAAACAATGTTCTAGAAACGGACATGAAAATCTTAAAACCAAAAGTACGATATGTTGATAAGTTACTAGGCTCTGCACATTGTGTAGATTTAGATGTAGTAACGAAGGTTATAAAATACCCAGGAATACATAATAGTGATTTGTTTAAGATATTACGATCAACAAATATCCTGGATGAAAACAATCAACCATATCAAGAGTTTTGTGATCGAAGATATTTTCGTGTAATAGACTCAACGGTAGTAGTCGCAGGTAATATTGTCAATTCACAGCGGACATTTGTCTATAAAAGTGGATTAGCATTTATCGAACGAATTTTAAAGGAGTATGAAGTGAACTATGACAGAAATAAACGAATATTACACAGTGCCTGAAGTATCAAAAATATTAAGAGTGTCACCACAAACAGTATTAAAATACATTAAGAAACAAGAAATCAAAGCATTTCGTATGAGTAATCAATGGCGAATTAACAAACTTAGTTTAGAAACGTTTATTGAACGAAACTCAAACGATAGAATCATAAAACAAAAATAATGAGTACATGGGGAATAATGCCTGTGAACGCAACCAAGAACACATAAAGATATATGATAGTGTGTAAACAGGCTTATTTACCTATACAAAATTTGAATGAGGTAAAAGCATGTCTAGACCCATAAAAAGAGGATTGGATTACTTTCCATTAGCAGTGCGTGCTTTTGAGGACGAAAAATTAGATGACCTACATTATGACCATGGCCCCATGGCTCAACATATTTACATTAGAATTCTTATGCTTGTTTATGCAAAAGGATATTTTTTAGAAATTGAAAGAGCTAAGTTAGTTAGAAGACTTCATGTATTACTTGGTCCCCAGTGGATTGAAAAAGACTTTATCGATGATGTTATTAAATCGTGTGTTAAGTTGGCTTTATTTGATCCAGATTTATTCAGTCAAAATGTAGTAACATCTAAGGCCATACAGAAGCAATTTATCTATGCAGCTAAAAGACGTAAGGAAGTAGATATCAGTAAGTACTGGTTGTTGGATTCTGATACCATGAAAGAAGAAGGCGTCCTTTTAAGTGAGCAAAAAAAAGAAGAAGAAAAGAAGCAAAAAAGAGTTAATGTTAACAATAACTCGATAAATGTTGACAAGAGTACACAAAGAAAAAGAAAAAGAGAAAGGGATATATTGATAAAACAAGATAAAAGCATTTTTGGGTTCCCCAAAATGCATTATTTAACAAAATTAATTATAAACAGAAAATACATTTCTGAAATAGATGAGAACATCATCAAATATAATAATCTGTTTGAAGAGATGATTTTAGAATACGGTTATGAGAATGTTTTAAGTGGTGTTAATTATTTGATATCTTATGCTAAGAAACCTACACCTGCAATTGATGACTTATACAATTTCATGAAGGCATCTCTTAGAACAAACCTAGAAAGATTTAAAAACCAAGAAAGCAAAGGAAGTGAATCGATTGAAGCAATGTTCAAAAGATTTTTACAAGTGGATTGATGATATAAAAAAAGCCTATAGACATAAGGCTGAACTAGAAGAGAAGCTAGCATATTATGAATCAAGGCTTGTTGGGTATAATGCAGTGACTTACGATTCCATTAGTTCTGGATCGAATAGAAATCATGTAGAGGATAAGTTATTGTTTGTGATTGATAAGATTGAAAAAGTAAAATCAAAGCTAAGAAATAAAGAAAATCAGATAGACAACTATTTAAGTTTTAAGAGTAATTTAACGGAACAAGAAGGTAAAGTACTAGAATATCTAGTAGAGATGTCATTGTCTAAAATAGAAATAGCAAAAAGCACAGGTGTTTCAAAAACACGATTGTATGACATCATATTTTCTATAAAGTCAAAAAGAACAGATTATTAGTCGCAAAAGTATGACTAAGTTGAGAAAATCCATTTTAAAGTCAACCTGTAGATGGTATAATTGTTTCAAAGAGTGAATCATTAAGTAAATATTATTTATTGGTATTTTATGATTATCAAGAAGGAAGGTAGCAAGATGGCAAGCAAGAAAGAGCAAGAGCGTCAAGAGTTACATAAGACAATATGGCGAATAGCAAATGATTTAAGAGGATCTGTTGATGGATGGGATTTTAAGCAATATGTGCTAGGTATGTTGTTCTATCGTTTCATATCAGAGAACCTTATTACATATATCAATAGAAACCAGCATGAAGCTGGCGAGAAAAATTTTGATTATGAAGATTTGTCAGATGAAGTAGCGGAAAAAGCTAGAGAACAAATCGTTGATGAAAAAGGTTTTTTTATTTTACCTAGCGAGTTATTTAATAATGTCGCTGAAAATGCGAAAAACGATGAAGATCTTAACGTAACACTCGAGAATGTTTTTAGAGATATTGAAAAATCCGCTCAAGGAAAGGAATCTGAAGGTAACTTAAAAGGTCTATTTGATGATATTGATGTTAATTCCAATAAGCTAGGAGCTACTGTAGTTGAAAAGAATGAACGTTTAAGAAAACTGATGTTAGCTGTCCAAAATTTAAAGATAGGTAAATATGAAGATAATACCATAGATGCTTTTGGTGATGCATATGAATATTTAATGACTATGTATGCTGCGAATGCAGGAAAATCAGGTGGTGAATTCTTTACACCACAAGAAGTAAGTGAGTTATTAGCTAGATTAGCATTGATTGATTTTGGCAATGAATCAACAGATAATTTAGGCAATAAAGTGATACCAGATAAAAAAAGAGTAGAGAAAGTCTATGATCCAGCTGCAGGATCAGGATCTTTACTATTGAAATTTGCAAAAATACTAGGAAAAGATAATATAAAACTTGGTTTCTTCGGGCAGGAGATAAACCTAACAACCTATAATTTAGCAAGAATTAATATGTTTTTACATGATATTAATTTTGAAAAGTTTGATATTGCATATGGTGACACTTTAAAAAATCCAGTTCATTGGGATGATAAACCATTTGAAGCCATTGTCTCTAATCCACCATATTCAACACATTGGGATGGGAAAGACAATCCTTTATTTATTAATGATGAAAGGTTTTCTCCCGCTGGTGTATTAGCACCTAAATCAAAAGCAGATTATGCATTTGTTATGCATATCTTGAGTTGGCTATCATCGAGTGGTACAGCTGCGATTGTAGAATTTCCTGGGATACTATATCGTGGTGGAACTGAGAAAAAAATAAGAAAGTATTTGATTGATAATAACTACATTGATTCAATTATTCAACTACCATCTGATTTATTTTTTGGGAATACGATATCAACAGCTATTATGACATTGCGCAAGAATAAATCAGAAAATAAAATTCTTTTTATTGATGCTAGTGAAGAATTTGAAAGACATGGCACAAAAAATAAACTAACAGATAAAAATATTATTAAGATTCTAGAGTCAGTCAGAAACAAGACTGATGAAGACTATTTTTCAAAGTATGTTGATATTAGCAAAATAGCGAAAACAGATTACAATTTATCTGTCAATACATATATCGAAACAGAAGATTTATCGGAAACTATAGATATAAAAGAGTTAAATGCCAGCATAAAAACAATTGTAAAGAATATTGACTCATTACGTATAGCAATAGATAAGATAGTTTCTGATCTAGAAGGCGATGAAAAATGAGATTGTCAGAAGTATTGTCAAAAGCTCCTTTAGAAGAATATACCCAAATAGAGGGATTTTTAAAAGGAAAAAAATTAAATACAGGTATACAACGTAAAATTCAAATAGGAAATATAGGCTTAAATTTTCAGTGTACAAATTGTGATGATTTAAGAACTTTTTGGAGTGATAAAAATATTTATTGCTTGGGCGTAGATGATTCAACTATAAGCATTGATATAAATTTAAAATGTGGGTGTGGTAATCATATCCAAGCCTGGTTTCTTGTTAAAAGCAAGGATATCATATATGATTTTGCCCCACTGGTAAAAATAATCAAAAGAGGTATCCGGTTGGGTGACAAAGCAAAAATAAATGTAAATCATTATGGTGAAGAATCTTTCTTAATTGAAAAAGCTGATTTGGCATATTCAGAAAGCCTTGGAGCTGGTGCAATGGTTTATTTACGTATGATTTTTGAGCGTGTTACTAAAAGAGTCGCAAATGAAATGGGAATTTCAATTGTGTTTCCTAATAATCGCAGAAAAAATTTCTGGACTCTTCTAAAGGAAGTTGATGAAACACAACCTATTATTCCTCAAGAGTTTAAGAGTAACAGATATAAACTATTTAAGGAACTGAGTGAAATAGTTCATGGCAACTCAAATGAACCCGAAGCATTAGTAAAATATAATCCTACAAGAAGATTAATAATTGGAATTTTTGACAATATAAAGAATAATGTAGAAATAAGTGATGCATTATTGCATTTTGATTGGGAAGGAACGGAAAGTGGGGAAATAGTATAATGAGAATTAGTGAGCTGATTCAACAATTCTGCCCAAATGGTGTAGAAAAAAAACAGATAAAAGAACTTATTGATTATACACAGCCTGGAAATTATATTGTGAAATCCACACAATATGATGAACTATATAAGATTCCAGTATTAACAGCAGGTAAATCTTTTGTACTAGGATACACTAATGAAGATGTGGGTGTATATGTGTGCTCAAAGGAAAAGCCTGTTATCATTTTTGATGACTTTACAACTTCGATGCATTGGGTTGATTTTGATTTTAAGGTAAAATCTTCCGCTTTAAAAATTTTAACACCAAAAACCTCTGAGGCTAATTTTAGATTTTTGTACTTTGTAATGAAAAACCTAAATTATTCAATAGGTAATGGTACGCACTCAAGACATTGGATATCAAAATACTCAAAACAAGAAATCCCAGTTCCACCATTGGAAGTCCAAAATGAGATAGTACGAATATTGGATAATTTCACAGAGCTAGAGGCAAAATTAGAATCAGAACTAGAATCAGAGCTTGAAGCAAGAACAAAGCAGTATGAATATTATAGAAATAGGATTCTCAACGAGTTAGATGAATTATACTCTAAAAGAAACATAGGTTCTGTATGTTTCAAAACTTCAACTATTAAATGGGCAGATAGAAAGAACGAGAACTATAGATATATTGACTTGTCTTCGGTGGACAGAGTCACTCACGAAATTAGTGATACAGACATAATTAATGCTGATAATGCTCCAAGCAGAGCGAAAAGAATTATTTATACCAATGATGTGATTTTTGCTACAACCAGACCAACTTTGAAAAGATTTTGTATTATTCCAAGAGAGTATAATAATCAAATTTGTAGTACTGGCTTTTGTGTCCTTCGAGCGAATGATAGTGAAATACTTCCCAAATTTCTATATTACCAGTTAGCAAACTCGAGATTTAATAATTATGTAGAAAGTAAGCAAAGAGGTTCTGCATATCCCGCAATCAGTGATTCGAACGTCAAGAAGTATGAGATTTCAGTACCTCCAATAGATGTACAGCGTATTACGGTAGATAAATTGGACAGTTTTACAAATTATGTTTTATCAGTTACTAGAGATATCCCAGCTGAGATTGAAGCTAGAAGAAAGCAATACGAGTATTATAGAAACAAACTATTAACGTTCTAAGGAGGTATTGTCATGAGTGATTATAAGGTAGTAATACAACAACCTGAATCTACTGTTGTATCTGAATATACATCAGAATTTGTAAGACAAAAAGAATATCAAAGCGAACCGGATCTTGAAAGAGACTTGATTCAACAATTAAGGAACCAGGGATATGCTTTTGTCAAGATAAACACTAATGTTGATTTAGTTAAGAACTTAAGAGTTCAATTAGAGCGATTAAACAATTATATGTTCACGGATTCAGAATGGGATGAAATGTTTACGAAATATATAGATAATCCTAATGATGGTATTGTAGAGAAAACTCGCAAAATACAAGAAGATTATATTTATACATTAAAAAGAGATGATGATACATCTGTAAACATAAGGTTGCTTGATAAAAAACATATACATAATAACTTTTTACAAGTTATTCACCAATATGAGGTTAATGGTAAGCGAAAGAATAGATATGATGTCACTATACTTATTAATGGACTTCCTTTAGTACATACTGAGTTAAAGCGTAGAGGTGTTTCTATTAAAGAAGCATTTAATCAAATAAGGCGCTATGAGAATGAAAGTTTCTGGGCTGATAATGGCTTATTTCAGTTTGCACAAATCTTTGTTATTTCTAATGGGACAGAAACCAAGTACTATTCTAATACAACAAGAGAATTAGCTACTAAAGAAAACAAAGTAGCTAATGCAAATAAGAAAAAAACAAGCCATTCATTTGAGTTTACGAGTTATTGGGCAGATGCCAATAATAAGAACATATTAGATCTTCATGATTTTACTGCGACATTTTTCTCTAAGCACTCATTACTAAATGTTTTAACAAAGTACTGTGTTTTTACAGCTGAAGATTTACTGCTCGTCATGAGGCCTTATCAAATTGCTGCTACCGAAAAAATTATTAATCAAATTGATATTGCGCATAACGCTAAGAAATATGGCAAATTAGAAGCAGGCGGGTATGTATGGCATACGACAGGATCTGGAAAAACACTCACTTCGTTTAAAACAGCACGCTTAGCTACCAACTTAAACTATATAAAAAAAGTATTATTTGTTGTTGATAGGAAAGATCTAGATTATCAAACAATGAAAGAATACGATAAATTTGAACAAGGTGCAGCTAACTCAAATACGAGTACTTCAGTATTAAAAAAACAACTAGAAGACCCAAATGCCAGTATCATTATAACGACAATTCAAAAACTTGCTATATTCATTAAAAAGAACTCAGGACATTTAATTTACCAGGATGAAATAGTAATCATCTTTGATGAGTGCCATCGTTCGCAATTTGGAGATATGCATAGAGATATTACAAAGTCGTTTAAAAAATATTATATGTTTGGTTTTACTGGTACACCTATCTTTGCTATCAATGCATCAACAAGTAACAAGTTTCCAACTTTAAAAACGACGGAACAAGCCTTCGGTAAGAAACTTCATACTTATACGATAGTTAATGCTATTCAAGATGGGAATGTTCTTCCGTTTAGAATTGACTACTTAAATACAGCTAAGGCATCAGAAGACATTGATGATAATTTAGAAGTTTATGATATAGAACGTGAAGAAGCGTTATTAGATGATTTAAGAATTACAGTCAATGTAGCTTATACCTTAGATCATTTTACACAAAAGACTAATCGCAATGAGAAAGCCTATAGTTTTAATAAACTTTTAAACGTAGAAGATGTGGCAAAAAATAAAGATAAAGCCATGCATAAAAAAAGTGTTGAAAGTCGTCAATCGATTAAGACGACTGGGTTTAACGCTATTTTTGCAGTTGCGAGTATAAAAGCTGCTAAAAAGTATTATCTAGAATTCAAGAATCAGCAGGAAAGTAAAGTTCCTGCAGCTAGATTAAAAGTAGCCACTATTTTTAGTTGGAGCCCTAATGAGTCACTAGATGGTATATTTGATGAAAATAATGAAAGTGCTGAAAAACTAGATAAGTCATCCAGAGACTTTTTAGAGGATGCAATAAAAGACTATAATGATGCGTTTGGAACAAGTTATGATACTTCTAGCGAGAAATTCCAGAACTATTATAAAGATTTGAGTTTAAGGGTTAAAAATAAAGAGGTTGACTTATTAATTGTAGTTAATATGTTTTTAACTGGATTTGATGCAACAACTCTAAATACGATTTGGGTCGATAAGAAACTAAGAATGCATGGATTGATTCAAGCTTTCTCTAGAACAAATAGAATCCTCAATTCAATAAAAACATTTGGAAATGTTATTTGTTTTAGAAATTTAGAACCACAAGTTAATAAAGCAATTAGTGTCTTTGGTGATAAAGATGCTGGTGGTATTGTATTGTTAAAATCCTTTATAGAGTATTATGAGGGTTATGAAGACTTTAAGGGTTATAAAAACTTAGTACAAGACCTGCTAGGTCAATATCCACTTGGAAGTCAAATACTAAGTGAAAAAGCAGAGAAGGCATTTATATCTTTGTTTAATCAAATACTAAAAACAAGAAATATCCTTGTAAGCTTTGATGATTATAAAGGCAAGGAGATTATTAGTGACTTTGATTATCAAGATTACCAAAGCATGTATTTAAGTTTATATGATAAATATAGAAGAACACGAAGTGGTGATGCTGAATCAATCAATGACGATATAGAATTTGAAATTGAGTTGGTTAAATCAGTTGAGGTCAATATTGATTATATACTATTACTTGTTGATAAATTCCATAATGATCAGACTGAAGATAAGGAAATAGAAATTAAAAAAGCGATAGATTCATCACCTTCATTAAGAAATAAGAAAGATTTGATTCTCAGTTTTATTGAGTCATTAAATGTAGACGCATCAGTTACAGATGCATGGCAAAAGTATATTGAAAAAAAGAAAGCAGAAGAGTTAGAAAAGATTATTAGAGAAGAAAATTTAAAATTTAAGGAAACCAAGCATTTTATTAAAGAAGCGTTTAGAAATGGTGAAATTAGAGAAACAGGCACTTCTATTGTAAAAATTCTCCCACCAATTTCAATGTTTAGTAATTCAGAAGGTATAAGCAGAAGTAAGAAGAAAAAAAATGTCATAGATAGATTAATTGATTTCTTCAATAGGTTCTGGGGATTATAGGCTTTGATTTTTGTTTTATTTTAGTCAACAATAGGAATAATACTTGTGAACGCTACTCAAAACCAATAAAGAAATATCTCGATATATGACAACCATTAATTGACTATACAGTTTTGAGACTAAAACCGCATGAACTAGCACTTTGAGCGCATAGACAAAAATTGACAATTATGATAGTCTTTTTATATCGTGGAGTACTGGCTAAAAATACAGCCTAGAAGAACAGGGAGTCCGATTTGGATTTCCTTTTTCTTTTGCAGAAAGAATTGTAGTACTCAACTGGTAAGTAATTACAGTATTTCGGTATATTGACTGTACAGTTGGGTGATAAATATGAGAGGAAAAACGCTAGATTACTACGAAAAGTGGAAAAGAGACGGCTTACTAGATAAGAAGTTAAAAGACATCCATAATTGGATAAATGATGGTGTTACACAAAAAGAAGTCGCGAAATTACTCGGTATGTCTGAGAAAACAATGTATAAATTAAAGAACAGATATCCGAAGATGAACCAGGCATTTGTCTTTGCTAATGACGATCTAAAATATCTTTTATTAGATACGATGATTAAAAAGGCTACTGGTTATGAGTATGAAGAGTCACAAACAACCATCGAGGAAACAAAAAGTGGTACGAAAAAGCGTATTGTAAAATATAAAAAGAAAGCACAACCAGATATGAAAGCAATTAGATATTTATTGATCATTAAGTTTGGTCGTGATTTCAATGAGAAAAAAGAAGAAATTGAAGCCTTATATGAACGTATAAGAAATAAAGAGGAGAACTGGTCGAATGCAAGTAGTGATGAAGAAGGTAAATAACCTTATAGAATATGATAATAATCCAAGGCATAATGAAGAAGCTATAGATGCGGTGGCCAACTCCATAAAAGAGTTTGGATTTAAAGTACCAATCGTGTTGACAAGCGATAACGTAATTATTGCGGGACACACGCGCTTAAAAGCCTCTGTGTCGCTTGGTTTAAAAGAAGTACCATGTATTATCGCAGATGACTTAAATGAGGACCAAATCAAAGCGTTCAGGCTTGCTGATAACAAGACATCAGAGTTTGCCACATGGGATTTATCAAAATTAGAGGATGAACTTGCAAGCATCGATATGGATATGCTTCAGTTCGGATTTGAAGAACTAGAAGAGTTGCTACCGGATAATGCAACAGATGATGACTTTGATATTACAGATGAAATACCACAAGTTCCTTTTTCACAACCAGGTGACATTTATGAACTTGGACCACATCGAGTAATGTGTGGTGATTCCACAAGTCAGGGTGATGTTGAAAAACTACTAGATGGAAACCTAGTTGATATGGTTTTTACAGATCCACCATATAATGTGGACTACGAAGGAACTGCAGGTAAGATTAAGAACGATAAGATGGAAGATGATACCTTCTATCTTTTTTTATATGATGCATTTCAAAATATGTTTGATCATACAAAACCTGGTGGTGCTATTTATGTCTGTCATGCAGACACCGAAGGACTTAACTTTAGAAATGCATTCAAAAATGCAGGATATAAACTCGCTGAATGTTTGATTTGGGTTAAGAATGCATTGGTACTTGGCAGACAGGATTATCACTGGCGACATGAACCAATTCTATATGGATGGAAAGAAGGAGCAGCTCATTACTTTGTAGATGATCGTACTCAAGACACCATATGGGAATATAACAAACCAAAACGAAATGAAGAACATCCGACAATGAAACCATTAGAACTTGTAGGGAAAGCAATCAGTAATTCATCTAGAAGACACGAGTCGATTCTAGACTTGTTTGGTGGTTCAGGTTCAACAATGATTGCATCGGATCAACTTGATCGTAAATCCTATCTGATGGAACTTGATGAGAAGTTTGTCGATGTTATAGTAAAACGATACATCAAACATAAAGAATCATGTGATAAGTGTTACTTAATCAGAAACGGTAAAAGGTCTTTAATAAGCCATTTTGATAATTTTTCGTAATAAGTCTCTATAGTGAAAAAATAACTTGCTATTTCGTCTCATTTGAGTGATATATGTAATAACAAAAAGAAAAGGAGACGATTTATATGTTTAAAGAATTTAATGCACATCCTAAAGGAATCAAAACATCAGATTGCGTTGTTAGAGCAATCGCCACAGCAACAAACACAGATTATTTAGAGTGCCGTAGAGAATTAAATCGAAAGAAAAGAGAACTAGGATATTCCAGTTACAAGGACACCACATTTTTATACGATTATTTGAAAGATTATCCTAGACTTATATTTAAAGCAGTGAAAGGTGAGCCAAGAATCAAAGGTAGTGATTTTACAAAACTACACCCAAAAGGAACTTATATCCTTAAAATGGCAGGACATATTGTCGCTTGCGTTGATGGAGTAATTATTGATACTTGGGATTGTACGTATCGCTCGGTATATACAGCATGGGAGATTACTAAATGAAAGCCAACTTTATCAGAAAAGCAACAAACTACGAATTAATACCACAAGATGAGTTTATCATTGAAAAAGAGATTCTACTGGAACCAAGAGAGTTCAATCGGTTCATTGATGAACCACTGAGTGATTATGAGTTCATTAAAAATAATATTGATTTAATGTATTGTGACAACTTAGATGTTTTTCACTGCTTGTTTGTAACGAGTGATGAACATGACTTTGGCATTCTAGTAGAAAGTGAAGGATACCAATATGCAAGATACACAGCATACTTACCAAAATCAGAACTTAGGAGCGAGTAAGCTCCTTTTTTGCTCGTTTATAAAGGAGATGACGTTTTATGCAAGTAATAACAAGTGAATCAGTATTTAGTGGACATCCTGACAAAATTTGTGACCAAATCAGTGATGCTATACTAGATGCGATTTTAGAACAAGATAAAAATGCAAGAGTAGCAGTTGAGACAGCAATTAAAGATGATTTAGTATTTGTTTTTGGAGAGGTAACAACAACTGCGAAAGTGGATTATGCTACTATCGCAAAAAAGAAACTGTTAGAAATTGGGTATAATAATGTATTTACAGTAATTGAGAAAATTAGTACTCAGTCGTCGGATATCGCTCTTGGAGTGAACTCCTCTGATTCACACGAACAAGGTGCAGGGGATCAAGGGATTATGTTTGGTTATGCGTGTGATGAAACACAAGAACTCATGCCTTTACCTATTATGCTAGCAAACCAAATATCAAAAGAAATGGATAAAATTCGTAAAGAAAAATATTCACATATCTTTGGACCTGATGGTAAGTGCCAAGTATCTGTTGGTTATGAAAATGGTAGACCAAAGAAAGTGCAGACAATTATAGTTTCAGCTCAAACACAACCTGGTGTATTCTTAGAACAAGCAGAAGATATTATCATTAATGAAGTTCTCACAAAAGTGTTTGATTTCGATACGATCGTTGAGGCAGAAGTTCTTATCAATCCAACTGGTGAATTTGTGATTGGTGGACCATATGCTGACTCAGGATTAACTGGTAGAAAGATTATTGTTGATACATATGGTGGTTACGCTAGACACGGCGGAGGTGCCTTTTCAGGTAAAGACGTAAGCAAGGTTGATCGCAGCGCGGCTTATTATGCTAGATACGTAGCAAAAGCGGTTGTAGGGGCAGGTCTGGCCACACACTGCGAGGTTCACTTGAGTTACGCTATTGGTGTAGCAAAACCAGTGAGTGTGTTAGTAAATACACTTGATACTGGAGTTACATCTGATGAAGAGATTCAAGCGTTAGTTAATTATATATTTAACTTCAAACCTGAAAGCATAAGAAAAGAACTCAACCTTGATAATGTTAAGTTCCAGGAGTTAGCAAAGTATGGTCATTTTGGACGTGAAGATTTAAATGTTCGTTGGGAACACGTAGACGATAAGATTACTGAACTGAGAAATCTTTATGCGAAAACCTAAAGAAATACATCGGTTTTATAAGTCTGTTCCATGGCAAGTAGCAAGAGAAATCAAGATACGAGAAGCCAATGGAAAGTGTGAACGATGTGGTGCTTTGGGAGAAGAAGTTCATCATATTAAACGGCTAACAGTACATAATGTAATGGATCCGAATATCAGTTTGAATCAAGAGAATCTGGAGTTGTTATGTAAAAAATGTCACAATGAAGAACATAAGCGTTTCTCTAAGTCACAGAGATTTGATGATGATGGTAATTTGCTAATGAGTTAAACATCCTTTCATGTTATAATACTTTTTGAAAGGGGAGTGGATTCATGGCTGAAATTAATAATTTTTTTACAGATAGTACAAACATTGTTAACAAAATAAATAATGAAATTGATAAGGCAAAAGACTATATACATATATGTGTATCTTGGATTAATGGTAGCCTCTTTAAAACAAAATTAAATTCTGCAGTTAAAAGAGGTGTTAAGGTTAAAGTAATTACTGATTCTAGTAATCAATATTTAAACGGCCTTGATGACCAAATTGAAATATTAAAGTTAGGTGTTAAATTTGATGATGGTTCCAATTTCTATTTACATAATAAGTTTACAATTATCGATGGGCAAACATTGATTATAGGTTCTTATAATTGGTCTTATCTTGGACGTTCTCACTTAGAAAACCTGAGTATTATATCACTTGATGTTGATGAAAAGACAGAAACTTATTCAAATATGATTGAGGATCATGATAACCAGTTCCATAAACTTCTGAGTATGAATAATAATATATTGAAGATGCAATATCAATGTAAAACTTATAATACATTGGTAATTGATCTAATAGAAGAAACAGCCTATGTGCTAAAATATGATGATTTAGAGCAATATTACACATCAGGTGATACCAAATATTTATCTGGAGCAAATTACATAAGTTTTAGTAAATATTTCAATGTAAGTTATAATGAAGATGAGGAAAAAATAATTGACTTTAAAAACAATACTTATAATGAGTTGTTTGCTGTATATAAAAGTTGTCAATATATTACTGTTTCACCAAAAGGTGAAGGAGGTCCAGGTTTTATAAAACTATATAGTAATATTTTTCAAGGATTCAAAGCACCTGATCGTTTGATGCTCCCCCCATTCTAGATACTAAAAGAGTCAGAGGGTACCGCGTATGGGGGCAATTAAAAAACACAAGGCAGATTTTTTGAAAATATGAGAAGAGGGTGATCAAAATAAGTAGGCTATTCTATAAAAAGTATAAAGAATCTAATACATTATTTGATGCATTTATAAAATCTGAAGAAGGAAAAGAGATATTCTCAGAAAAAAATTACGAAGACGGTAAATTAATCAAAGTCGTTTACTATGATTCTTTTAGTAATGAAGGAATTAAAAAACTAATCAAAAAAATTCATAAGTTGAATAATGATGAATGTGAAATTAAATATATTGATACAAGCTATGTTTTGAAGAGAAAACAGTTTATAGCGTTTCAAGAAACATTTAGAAGCGTAGGAATATTCGCTGACATTAAGTTTAAAAAGGATGAATTTATTGACTCGATACACATTTCATGGTGCCAAAGAAGTAACTATAATGCAATGTTTGAATTTGAGATACGTTTTAAGAAGCAATTCGCAAATTTTCAAGAAGAATATGATTTTATAAAAAAACAACTAAATAGAAAGACTTCTAGGACTTTGAAATATTACTATGAATATATTCCCAATGCGATTAGTTATAATGGTAAAAATCGTAAGTATGAATATATAAAGTTACATAATAGATTATTGAATTTTTCAATTCAAACTTTATTAACAGAAACTCTTTATACTGAGAATGGTAATTACGAAAAACTTTATTCCATGCAAATTTATAAGGTTGATGAGAACATTCTAAAAGAGTATGATGCACCTTATATGGGTATTATGGCAGAAAGGAAAGATTCAAAGGCAAAACTTATTATGGACTTCATACCATCAAGGTCTCATCCAACTTCAACTGTATCGATTTTAACTACTTATGATGGGTTTGATAACAGGAATATTCTTTCATTGTTTTCAGAGTACAGAAATCTTTTGTATTATAATGTGTATTTTGATTATGAACTTAATAAGTTGAATCAAAATATAGCACCTTATAATATCGGTGTTATAAAGAGGTATTCGTTTAAAAAATTAAGGTGGATGTTTAGAAAACTAGCAGAATTAAAAAGTAGCAGAGACAATATAGATTCTAAAAATGAGAAACGACTTAATAAAGAAATCTTAAAAGATTGGGACGTTTACTATGGAACATTTGAAGGAGAACAAAAAAAGGACATCAAACTTGACAAACTAGTGGAAAAATCAAATGTGAAGTTCATTTTAGAAAAGTATCAGGAGCAATATGAGCTTTATAAAATTGCACTGGAAACTCAGAACAGTCAAAGGAATTTAAGAATTGCAGTTACTTCTTTGGTACTTGCAATAATAGCAATTCTTATTAGCATTGCATTTCCCTATATATTTACAGGGTGAGAAGGCATTATGATATATAAAGAATATAAGCGATTAAAGTCGCTTTTTTCTTTGGTTGATGAATCAAAGACAGAACTAGTGGATAACTTAATTTATCAAGCTGCATTCATGAAAGTAGAACTTGATAAATTACAAGTACAAATACGAAAATACGGTGCCATTCAAATATCAAATAAAGGTGCACAAAGACAAACAGAAGCAGCTAAATATTATACTAAACTTGTGAACTCATATGGAACGGTTATTAAAACACTAAACAGTATTCTTGGTACGCAAGTTGATGATGGAGATGATGCATTTGATGAATTTCTTAAACGAGCTCAAGAATGAACTATCTAGTTGAGTATTACAACGAAATTAATCATGGAAATATCATAGTTGGTGAAGAGTTAAAAACGGAACTTGAAGTTTTAATTCAAGACTTAGAAGATCCTAGATATCATTTTGATGAAAAACCGGGGAATCTAAGAATTGATTTTATTGAAACATTCTGTAAACATACAAAGTCTCCGTTTAATGGTATGCCGTTTAAACTTGAACTTTGGGAGAAAGCACTATTGCAAACGGCGTATGGTTTTAAAATAGTTGATTCAGGATTGCGAAGGTTTAACGAAGTCATACTACTGATAGCTCGTAAAAATGGAAAGACAACATTTGTTGCTGGTATAGATTTGGCTGAGTTTTTTCTATCAAGAGGTGGTGTTGATATCGTTTGTGCTTCAAATACTACAGAGCAAGCAAACATCCTCTTTGAAGAGATCAATAACATGAGAGAACAGTCGCCTGCTTTATCCAAAGAGACAAGAAGCAAGAAAAACATCTATCACATCTACTCCCCAAAAACGAAAAATAAGATTAAGAAATTATCTGCTCAATCTAGAAATAAAGACGGTTATAATATTGAAGTTGGTTGTATAGACGAAGTCCATGAAATGACGGATTCCAAAGTCTATGATGCAATTAAGCAATCACAGTCAACAAAAAAAGAACCGCTTATATTTATTATAACCACCGAAGGGACAACCGTTGGCGGTTTTTTAGATAATAAGTTAGACTATGCTCGTAAGATGCTAAAAGGTGAAATTGACGATAAAAGAGTACTGCCTTGGTTATATACACAAGACAGTACAAAAGAAATATATGATGATCCAAAGACCTGGCAGAAATCCAACCCGAGTATAGGTGTTGTCAAACTTAATAACTACTTAGAAGATGTTATGAACAAATCAAAGCATGACCTGTCAACAAGAGTGACGATGCTCTGTAAAGACTTTAATATCAAGCAAGCAGATTCAGGTTCCTGGTTATCTTTCGATGACTTAAACAATGAAGAAATATATAGTATTGATGAGTTAAGAGATTCTTATGCAATCGGTGGTGTAGACTTATCATCAACAACAGATTTAACAGCTGCAGTACTTGTCATTCAAAAACGAGATAGCAATAAGAAATTTGTAATACCACATTTCTTTATGCCAAGTGAAGTCATAGAAAAGAGAATAAAAGAAGATAATGTTCCCTATGATATCTGGATTAAGAAAGGGTTCGTTACATTAACTGAAGGAAATCAAAATGATTTTAGTCTAGTCACACAGTGGTTTATGAAGATGATTCAAACCTATGGAATCAGACCACTCTGGGTTGGATACGATCCTTGGAACTCACAGTACTGGATAAAAGAGATGGAAGATTTAGGATTTAATATGGAAAAGATACGGCAAGGAATATATACCTTATCTGAGCCAATGAAAATTATGGAAGCAGATCTTAAAAATAAAATCGTAAATTATAACAACAACCCTATATTGAAGTGGTGTTTAGCAAACACACAAGCCAAAGTTGACTTAAATGGAAACATACAGCCTTCAAAACTAAACTCGAAATACAAACGAATTGATGGAACTGTAGCACTTATTATTGCTTATGTAGTTCTAAATAGATATAAGAATGATTACGAGAATATGATATAACAGTTTCAGATATATTTTTGATTTCAAGTCGATATGATCTATAAATAAACGGATAATAAATTGACATTAATTTAAGTATGTGAAACAATATTAATAGGAGGTGTTTGAATATTGGCTAGAAAAATAAGATCCGATGCTAGAGTAGGTAATGTTGAAAAAAAATATGGTCTGCCTAAAGGGACAATTAGAAACAAAGATGGTAGAGATACTCGAAGTGATAAAAAAATCGGTACAATCAGAAAAGAAAACAGTAAAAAAGGTAGATAATACATATTTACCTTTTTGTTTGGAGGATTTGAATGCCACTATTTAAACGAAAGAAAAAAACTGGATCATTTGATGCACTCCAGTTAATCAGTAACCTAAATAAATTTTATACACCATTTGGATCTAATATATCAAAGAGTGATGTTGTAAAGATTTGTATTGATCGAGTGGCTAGCCAGTGTGCAAAGCTGAAACCAAGGTATATTAAAAACGAAAACGATAAGACAGTAACTGAGAAATCAGGGAAGCTGTCTTTTCTTTTGAAATATAAACCAAATGAAATCATGACTCCATATGATTTTATCTATAAGATAATAACCTTACTGCTTTTAAATGATAACGCGTTTATCTATCCTAAGTTTGATAAAACAACAGGTGAACTGAAAGGCATTTATCCTATCAAACCACTTACAGTTGAAATGATAGTTGATTCATCTGATACATATTACATAAAGTTTCTCTTTGATAATGGGAAATCACATACCTTGCCATATGATAATATTATCCATTTAAGAAAGCGTTATGGGCAAAATGATATCTTTGGTGGTACAGGATCCACAGGTGATCATGAAGCAGTTTTAAAAACCATATCAATCAATGATAGTTTACTCCAGGGAATTGATAATGCTGTTAAGTCATCTATGCAGATTAAAGGAATCTTAAAGATGAATGGGATGCTTTCAGAAGCAGACAAGAAGAAACAACGAGAGTTATTCGATGCTGCATTGTCTGAGTCAGTAGAAAACAAGGGTAGCTCGATCATCCCCATTGATTTAAAATCAGAGTATTTACCTTTAGAAGTAGATCCAAAACTCATTGATAAAGATACACTTGAATTTTTACAATCAAAAATACTAGATTATTTTGGTGTATCTGTCCCAATCTTTACAAGCAAATATACAGAAGATGAATATAACTCATTTTACGAGTCAACCATAGAGCCTCTTGCTATTCAATTAAGCGAGGCTTTTTCTATAGGACTACTGACAGATAATCAATTAGAACGTGGTGAGGAAATTGTATTTTATAGTGAGCGTCTACAATATGCGTCTTGGAATACAAAAGTCACTGCGATTGAAAAACTCATGAGTTTAGGAATTATGAGTTTAAATGAATCAAGAGCACTTTTAGGATTAGAACCAATTGAGGATGGCCATAAACGATTACAATCATTAAACTTTGTCGATGCGGACAAAGCAAACTTATATCAAGTAGGAACCAAGGAGGAAAAGCCTGATGAAAATAACGATTAATGGAAAGATATCAGAAGAAGCACTGAAGTCAATCCTAGAAACCCAAAAGAAAAAAGTCAGTGTGATTGATGAATATTGTAAAAAGGAAAAACTGGATTCACTTGAATACAAAGATTCAGAACTAGAATATGTATATTCAAAAGAACCAAAGAAACCAAAAACGCCGGTAAAGAAAGTAGAGGTAAGGAAAAATGCTAAAGGAAACTAGACTAGCAGACGTCACCCTTCATGAAGAAGACGACAAGATGATCATTGAAGGATACGCAATCGTATTTAACAGTGAAACGTTAATTGGTGATGAAGAGTATGGCTTTATAGAAGAAATTGATAACAGAGCTTTATCAGAAACGAAAATGAAGGATGTTCCGATGAAATATAATCATATGGACTCCTTTTTAATTTTAGCTAGAACGAGAAACAAATCACTTACATTAACCACTGATAATAAAGGATTAAAAGTAAGGGCAGAACTTCTTGATACGAATACTAACCAAGATATTTATAAGATGGTACGAAGTGGGCTCTTGGATAAAATGAGCTTTGCCTTTACGGTTGATGAGCAAGTCTGGAATCGAGAAGGAAAAATACCAAAACGAACCATTACTAAAATTGAACGATTGTATGATGTGTCGGTTGTGGATACACCGGCATATGATGCAACTAGTATATATGCTCGTTCTTTAGAGTCCATGGAGTTGGAACTAAAGGCTATGGATATGGTAGAGCAAGAAGAACAATCAAAAATCATTCGAAAACGTATTAAAATTAAATCACAAATTTAGGAGGAATCATGAATTTAGAATTAAGAAAACAAGAAATCGAATCAAGGCTGACTGAAATCAGAGGTCTTGTTGATAGTGAAACTGATTTAACCAAGCTTGAAGCATTAGAAACAGAAACAACTGAGCTTCAAGAAGAGAGAAGTGTGATTGACAAAAAGATGTCAATTACCTCAAAAGCGGAATTCACACCAATTGTAATTGATAACCGCAACAAAGTCGATAAAGAAAAATTGGAAGAACGCGCTGTGGCAATGAAAGAAAGCCGTGTGATTCAAGTATCTAGTGATGAAATCTTATTACCAGAACATACTGCACCAGGATTAACGGCTGTACCATTTTCACAGGTATCAACACTTGTCGATAAAGTTAATGTGATCAATTTAACGGGTGGAGAAACGTACAAAAAATCATTTGTTAAAGGGAATGGTGTCGCAGGAACTACACTGGAAGGTGCAGCGTATACGACAACAGAACCAACATTTGGTTATCTGACCATTTCAAAAGTAAAGATTACGGCTTATACGGAGATTACTGAAGAGTTAGAAAAACTGCCTTCAATTCCTTATCAAGCAGAAGTATTACGAAATATTAACATCTCACTGAAGAAGAAAATCAGTGAACAAATCTTACGCGGTGCAGGAACAACCAATACATTCACGGGAATCTTCAGTGATGCAGCGATTGCTCTTGCTGATAAAGCACCACTAGAGATTGAAGCAATTACGGATTCTACTTTAGATGATATTGTCTTTGCTTATGGTGGAGATGAAGAAGTCGAAGGTGGGGCCGTTCTTATCTTGAATAAGAATGACTTACGTGCCTTTGCAGGTCTTAAAACACAAGAAGGTCGTAAAGTACACTCGATTGATTATGTTCATAAAACGATTGATGGTATTCCATATATCATTAACTCAAATTGTAAAGCGATTACTGATAGCAACACAGCTGCTGGAGAGTACGGAATTGCCTATGGTGCGCTTAAGAATTATGAAGTGCCAGTGTTCTCACCTGTTGAAATCAGCAAATCAAATGACTACAAATTCAAAGACGGAATTATCAGCTACAAAGCATCGGTATTTACTGGTGGGAATGTAGTTGGTTATAACGGATTTTTACGTATTAAGAAAAAAGCAGCAGCAGTCTAATAACGAAGTAAGAAAGGATTGATCCCATGGCCATCTTGGATATTGTGAAAAAAGCTTTACTCATACCCTTATCAGAATCATTTGCTGATGATGAGTTGAGTTCTCATATAAGTAGTTGCAAGTCATATCTTGAAACCTGTGGGATTAATCCATCTTATATTAATGATGAATCAAATCCCATGGTAAGTACAGTTATTATCATCTATGTTAAAACATTCTTTGGATTTAAGAATGATGGGAGTGCTAAAGAACTACCTAAGACATTTGATATGCTAGTGAAACAATTAGCATTAACAAAGGGAGCTACAGATAATGTATCCTAACTCTCCCAACATTAGGTGTGAACTTTTAACCATGGGGTTGGTTCAAAATTCAATAGGCACAAAAGCGTATCAATTAAAAACAAAAAAAGAAGTGATTGGCATCAACAAAAGCATCACTTCTCAGGAATATTATGAAAGCAAACGTTCAGATATAAAAATTGATCTTCTTATTAAAGTTCAAAGTTTTCTTTATGATGGTAGTACATATGTATCTATCAATGTAGACATTTATAAAATCGAAAGAACTTATCAAATTGGCCAGTTTATTGAACTCTATTTAAGTAAAACTAACATTAGAAAGAGTGATGTTATTGGTTTCACTTGATGAACTAGGTACAGCGATTGAAGAGATGGTTGATGAATATGCAGAAGATATTATAAAGAAACTTGAAAAGAGACTCGATCAAACAGCAGAAGAGATTGTAAAGTATATTGCGATGCACGCACCAAGGAGTGGTGGATCAAAAGCATTTGCTGATTCCTTTGTGGCTTCCCCTCAAGGAGATGGCATTCATAAAACGATTAGTATCTACTCTAACACCAAAGGAAAACTCACACATCTACTTGAGTTTGGCTTTACGCATCGAAGTGGAAAGTATGTAGGACCAAGATCTTTTATGAGACCAGCATATGACTTGTTGACACCTAAGATGTTAGAGGACATTAAATCCATTATTGAGAAAGGTTATCGCTGATGCAAGAACTACTTGAACACTTATTCTCTACGTTAGAGACGGTGTTACCAGGAAAGGTATCCTATGGAACCAGAGAAGGATTGGAAAGTGATCCAAACTATATCATTTATCAGGAACTGTCAAACCGAAGTATTGTCTATGCAGACGATGTCGCTATTGCAAAGGTTAGCACATTTCAAATAAGTTTGATTACAGAAAAGAAAGATTTATTAATTGAAGAACGTTTAGAAGCAACACTATATTTTAACAATTATGAGTTTGATCTATTAAGTGAGTTTGTCAATGAAGACGGATCCGTTAATAGAGTGTACGAGATAAAAAAGGAGGTTTACTAAATGAGTAATAAAATAACATTTGGGTTAAAGAATGTTCATTATGCATTGGCCACTCAAGCAATTGATGGGAGTTGGACCTTTGCAGCACCAAAACGATTAGTAGGTGCACAAGAAATCACAACAGAAGCAATTGGTGGAAGCACTCAGGTGTATGCTGATGATAAAGTCATCGCAACCTTGGTTTCTAATTCTGGAACAAATGTGACACTGAAATTCACCGAAATTGATGATGAATTCAAAAAAGACATCTTCGGCGTGTTAACTGATAGTAATGGAAACTTAGTAGAAGTAGTGAATGGCGAAACTAAAACATTTGCACTTGGTTATGAAATACAAGGTGACATCAAAGCGAGACGCATTTGGTATTTCTTATGTACCGCTACACCATCAGGTGATGCGAGTAAATCAAAAGCAGATTCAATTGAAGCGAATTCAATTACATTAAACATTACTGCTAGACCAATTGAATCAGGTAATGATTTGATCTTGCGTATTATTGCTGGGGTAGGGGATGCTAACTATGATGGCTTCTTAACTACTGCGCCAGCACTACCAACATTTATCTAAGAAAGAGGTAACTTATGGAAAAAATACTAACACTAGGTGATAAAGAATATCGCCTACATTCATCACTTTTCACAATCATTGATTATCGAAATGTATTCTCAACTGAACTATTTAGCGATATCAAGAAACTAGAGAAAACAAACATTAAAAAAGTGGACGACTTATCCACTGTCATCGACACGATATTTAAAATCATTTATGTGTTACAACGTCCTTTTAGTAAACAATCATACAATGATTTTCTAATGTCACTAGACTTTACCATTCTCAGCAACCAGGATGAATTACAAAATCTAACAAATACGATAGGTGAAATGCTAGGGACGTTTCAACAAGGAAACAAAAGCAAACCACCCTCAAAGAAATAATGATGTTGAAAATATAACGGCCAATATAATTTTTAATCTTGCTCATTTGGGTTTATCGATTAGCGATACAAAGAACTTCGATTTGGATACATATTTTGAGATTGTTGAACTTGAGATGAATGTCATACAAGGTAGCAATAAAAGTAGGCGTGCAACGCAATCAGATATCGATCAATTTCTGTATTAAAATTGATTTTATTATATTGATATCTTATGTTATAATTTTTATAAGGATTACATTCTTTTGAGTTTTTCATGTATATAGAACTAGCTCCAAGTGTCAGTTCGATTCTGACATTCCCCATCCCACGAATAGAGTTCACTATTAATATCAAATTTGCTCTTAAGGAGGTAATTAGAATGATACTTATTTTAATTACAGTTTATTTCACTGGAGGAGCTTCTGGGGAATTAGTGTAATTGGTAGCACGGTAAAAATAGAGAATAGCCCCAGTGAAATTTTTAAGTATAAAACACTTATGTTGTTATTAACATAGGTGTTTTATTTTGAACTAAGAAGAAGGTGAGTATCAATGGCAGAAACAGTCAAAGGACTGAATATTAAACTTAGTCTTGATGGTAAAGATTTAGAAAATGAACTACGAGGTATTAAAAAAGATTTAAAAGAACAGAATAAAGACTTGCGTGCGATTAATACAAACCTGCGATATGATAGTACTAACTTAGATTTATGGAAGCAAAAACAAGGCAAACTTAATGATATATTAGTTCAAACAAAAAAGAAGTTACTTACTCAAAATCAAGAACTAGAAAAAGCAAAAAAAGCTGTTCAAGTTGGAGACATGAGTAAAGAAGAGTTTAATAAACTGAAACGCAATGTTCAATACTCTGAAGCATCCATTGCAAAATTAAATGGGCAATTAGAAAGAACAAGCGATAAGATAAAACAATTAAGTAATGCGAATTTTGAAAAGATTGGTAAACTTGGATCAACCTTAACAAAAAGTGTAACGGTTCCTATTTTAGGAGCCGTTTCTGCTTTGACAGCATTTTCAGTAAAGACAGCTTACACGGCTGATGAAATAGGTGATACCGCTGAGAAACTAGGCTTATCTGCAGAACAAATGCAAGAATGGAATCATTCAGCAACTATCTTAGGTGTGTCTACAGAACGTATGGAACGAGCCTTCATGAAAGTCAATGGTGTGCTCGGTGATATTGCTACTGGAAATGGTGAGAAGTACGCAGATAGTTTATCACTAATTGGGTTAACACTTGATGATTTAGAAGGTAAGAATACCGATGAAGCATTTAACTTAATTCGTGATGCTTTAAGTGAAGTAGAAGATGAAGCAATCAGAGTTGGTGTTGCAAATGATTTATTAAGTGAGCGAGTAGCTGCTGATATCATTCCTGTATTATCAAGTGAAGCTTCTGTCATTAATGACTTAAAAAATGAAGCCCAAGAACTGGGAATAGTAACCAATGAACAGGCTAGTCAAGCTGGTGAGTTCACGGATGCACTTGATCGGACCAAGCAATCTTTATCAAGCCTGGGTGTTGAACTTGTATCAATGGTATTACCAGTATTACAAGAATTAATTATAAAAGTAAAAGATGATATTATTCCAACATTTAAGGATTGGCTAACTAGGTTTAACAATCTTGATGGTGGAACCAAAAAGATGATCGCAACTTTGGTTGGATTTGTTGCTGCTGTTGGACCTGTGTTATCTGTTGTTGGTAAAGTAGGACCACTCTTAAATATTGCATCAATGGGACTTAAAGCAGTAGGAACATCGGGTATCTTTGCAGGTGTTGGTATTAATGCAGCTACCTTAGGGATTGGTGCTCTGATCGCCATAATTGCTGTAGCCTTGTTTCAAAGTGAAGAGTTTAAGGCATTACTTGGAAGACTCATGGAAACATTCATGCAGTTACTCCCGCCTATTATGGCAATTGTGGATAGTCTAATGACTGCCTTGCAACCTATCTTAGATGTTGTCATTGATTTAGTAGTAATGCTCGTAGATATATTGACACCAATTTTGGATGTATTGTTAATCCCATTAATCACTCAAGTTGAGATGTTTGCTGAAATTCTAACTATGCTAGCACCGCTTATTCAAATAGTCGGAGAGATTTTGACTGCAGTGTTGGTTCCAGCGATAAATGTACTAAAAACAGTGCTAGAACCAGTTCTTTCAGTTGTACAGAAGATTGTTGAATTTATCCAGAAAATATTTGAGTGGATTGGCGACTTACCATCAAAAATTGGAGACTTTGGTGGCAAAGTCAAAGATACTTTTTCGAATGTCACTGAAGGTATTTCTAATATCGCTAGTAAAGTAACGGATGGGATTAGTGATTTTGCATCGGATGCTGCAGATAAAGTGGGCGGTTTCTTTGGTGGGATTGGTGATTTCTTTTCAGATACATTTAACTTAAGAGGAACTAGTGTTGTAAATAATAACGCGAATGCAAGTTCATCAACGCAAAATACAAACAATATCACCATCAATACAACCTCGCCTACGTTTGATATTGATTCCATCAATGCAGCTTTAGGAGGTAGTGTGATATGATCAGGCAGTTTTATCTAGAAAACGAATACGGTGATGTATATTATTTTAACCATAAAAATAGAACCCTAATCTCACAAGTCAGTGGATTAGGGTTTTCACTTGATTTAAAGTATTTAGAGTACAGTCGTTTTTATTCACGATCCGAGTATAATATCCCCTTATCAGAAATAACAGAAACACTGATATTCTTAGATGGCTATAAAGGATATAAATCATTTGTTGATTATATCAGTTTGAGTAGCACGAAAATGAAACTGCATTATGAGAATGATGCATTTAAAGCCTATTGTTACGTTGATATTGCAAGTTTATCTAAGGCAGAACTTGTCGCAACAACAATACAAAGTAACGTTGTATTTAAGAAACTATCGCTATGGTTGAAAGAAAAAACATATGAAATAATCGCAAATGGGTCATCTAGCGGAAAAGTCTATCCATATATGTATCCATATCATTATACTAGTTCATATGAAGGCAAAGTAAGTGTTAAAAATGACGGGTTACATCAAGCTCCTCTTGTAATTGAGATATCTGGGAGTGTCATTGACCCAGAGGTATTGATAAAAAAGAATGGGAGTGTACAGTCAGTGATGCGTTTCTTTCTCACTGCTGAAGATATCACATTGAAAGTAAATGCGATTCCAAGTGAACAAGAAATGATAATAAACCAAAATGGGATAGTCACAGAAATTTATGCTCATCAAGATTTTGAAGAGGATAATTTTTTATTTTTAGATCATGGCAATTATGAGATAGAGTTCAGACCCGGAGTCGCTACACCCGTATCATGTAAAATAACCATTGTAGAAGGGTTTTTAGGAATATAAGATGAAACTACTATTTCTTGATAGAACAACCCTTCAGTATAAGGATAATGCGTATATCAGTCGTCACTTTGAACTAGCACTTGATATGGTCTTAATTAAACGCTCATCATTTATTGTGAATAAAACACAAATCAATTGTCAAAATGGCGATATCGTCATTTTTCAAACGGATATGTTTTCCTATATCGGAATTCTAGAAAGTATCGAAGTTAATGATGATCATACAACATCAATAAAATCTCTTGATTTTCGAGAGATTTTAAATTTAGAAATTCCAGCAGTTAGTTTTACTGGTGACCTAGTCGATTATTTATATCAGATAATCCAATCTCATTTTATAACAAACCCGGACTCATTACAAAATCTTACTTACCTGACTGTAACAAAAAGTGCAAGTGTTAGTGGTGCGCTCAATTTCAATGATAATAACATCGTAACTATGGCAAAGATATTCGAACTCATATCCAAAGGTTATGGGATTAATTTCAAAACAGATGTTTTGTATCTAAGAGGACGAATCACCGGTATTGCATTTGACATCATTAATGTTAAGCAAGGGATGGTTATCAAAAGCAACTTTTCATCTATCTTACACGTTCAGACAAGTGATTCAACAAGTCAGCTAGTCAATAAAGTAATCTTTTACCCGCGAAGTGACAATACCACGTACCAAAGTGTAAAAACCTACTACTTGTTGAAGAACGGGGAAGTTAGTGAAGATGCTAATGCTAGTAATCGCTATAACAGCATCATTACAAAGTCCTTTATTTATAGTGACAATGAATATGATAGTTTACTAACAAAAGCAAAAAGTGAAATGGTAACTTCTAAGTTAGATCACAATATCACTTTTACCCTTGATATGAATAATAAAGTATTTAAACCGTTTCGTAATATCAATTTAGGAGATTACGTTTCTTTTATCCACCAAGGAAAAACATATGACTCAGTAGTGACTGGAATTACATTTAAAGATTCCTTACAGTACCCAACCATTACCTTAGGAGAGTACCGTGTAAAACTAACTGAAAAAATTCAATTATTAAGTAAAAACAAAACGAGCAATACAGCAAATACAATTACTGTAACAAGTACCGATATCGATGGAGGTGTATTTTAATGGCAATACAAAAAGTAACATTTGAAGGTGGAAATGTAACATCAAAGATAGATTCTGATTTATATCATTTTCTTTTTTCAAGTGATGTTGGAATACTAGAAGGATTAAAAAGTGAATGTGGGTATACCCTAGCTAATAATACCATCACATTTAGTGATGGATATGTTTCAGTCTATGGGCGAATCATTTATATTGAGCATCAAACAACCATTGGTGTTACACCAGATTCAAGTAAGTATGGCTATGTGGTCTTAGGTGTGAATACAGCAAATAATACTATTAACTTATACCTTAAAGAACAAACTGGCGGATATCCATCATTAACACAAACCAATTTACTAACAACTGCTGGTCTGTATGAGTTTGTATTATGCGCCTATACAAAAACAACAACCTCAGTGACGTTATCAAGTTATTCTAGAAAACTGATTCAAAGTGATAAAAAAAGAGTGAATGACTTAGATGATAACATCAACAATAACTATTTACCAAAGCAACAAACATTAAACCGGGTGACAGGTGGAACGTATACTTTTTCTGGAACCAACTCAGTCGAACTACGAGATTCCATTTTGTATGTAACCATCAATAATAATACAGTTGTAACATTTCCTGGACAGACAATGTTTTTGTTTGTTGGATCAAATACATCGGTATCCTATCGATATGGAAATGCAGATTATTCACTAAGCGTTATTTACCAAGACGGTGTTGTTACACTGACATGCGGAAATACAACACACAATATCACTAGTGTATTTATGAAAAAATAGGAGGACATTATGGCAACGATTCAAATTAAAAGAAGAACTACAGCAGGAACTGGTCCACTTGTTGGTACCACAGGAGCAGTAAAAGCAGGAGAACCACAAGTTGATTTTACTGGGGAACATCTATATATTGCAAAAGCAAATAAAACAGCAAGTACATCTGTACCACTGGCTGAATCTGATTATTTAAAGATACCAGGAGCAAGTAAAGTTGACGATCAAATCGATACAAAGATTACTGCATTAAATCTAGGAACAGCATCTACTAAAAATACCGGAACAGGAAGTGGGAATGTTCCGGTATTAAATTCGAGTGGAAAGCTAGCCGATAGCGTCGTTCCTAAAATTGCAATGACTAATACATACGTTGTTGCATCTCAAACGGCCATGCTTGGATTGTCTGCAGCACAAGAAGGGGATGTAGCAGTAAGAACTGATTTAAATAAATCATTCATTTTAAAAGCGACTCCGTATTCTACACTTGCAAACTGGCAAGAACTCTTAACCCCAACAGACGCTGTAACAAGTGTCAACGGATCAACTGGTGCTGTTACCATTTCGCTTGCTGGACTAGGTGGTGTTGCACTAACAACTTATAATTCCCATGTTTCATCAAACTTACATCTAACTTCTAGTCAAAGAACGATATTAAGTAACGTCAAAGATATACAAATATTCGAAACAACTGGGATTAGTTTAGCGTCATCCTCAACTGATTATGCAAACTCAGTAATAGCTGATGGTTTGATTTATTATCCTATAGTAGATTCCAATTATAAACCAACTCGTATCACTTATAAGTTAGGTATAGATGAAACAAAAGTCTTACAACCATCCTCAATTATTGATGGTGGCACGTATTAATGGCAACGATTAGAGTGAAACGCGGAACAACCACTCCTACAACATCCAATATGTCGTATCTTGGTGAGTTAGCGTTTGACTATAACAACGAAGCATTGTATGCAAGGGGATCCTCATCCGTGATAAAAATTGGTGGTGAGCTAGAAAAGGTCTATTTTTATCAAGGGTATTCCTATTATCATAGTTTGGTCTATAACTTTGATCCTGATTATATCTATAAAGTACACGTCATAGCCGGAACACAATCTACATCAGCGGATTCATCAGATACATATATCTATTACCGAACATCAAGCTATTCTAATTTATATGGGTCCTATGTTTCTCATCATGTAAATACTGAAGACACAATCCATACGAATAGATCCGGTTCGAATACTTATCGGTATTATATTGAAGATAGTTATCAAAGTGGTCCAGCGATTACAAGTGGGATTACCAAAGTGATTGATTTTGAAATTTCACCAACCTTTCATTCAGGCTATACAGATACTAATCAGTGGGTTGCTTATGGGAAAAGCATTACAACGAATAATGCACAAAATGATGCATCCATTAAGATGGCTGATTTTGCTCATTCATTTAATGGCAATTTAGGCGCACTTTATATTAATCCAGGAATGTCTGTGGGATCTCCAGATAGTATATCGGTAACCATTTATAGAATTAAAAGAAAGTAGGGTTATTATGGCAATTATTAAAGATTTAGATACCAAGTTTGGAATTCGTGTTTCATATCACCGCATTACAGCGTTCAATATTAGCTACAAAAATAAAAAGGTAATAATCTGTGTAGCATCATATCTATCAAAAGAAGCTAGAGCATTACAAAGTGAACCGGTAGAAGAAATTGACATTGAGATACCATTTTCGGATTTTACTTCATTTTTAGATGTGAATCCAATCGTACAAGGATACGAGTGGCTAAAACAAAATGTCATCGGATTTGAAGATGCAATTGATGATTTTGATGTGTTAGAACCACCACTTCCAGAATTGGTAGAGGAGGAAATACCAAATGAATGATATATATAAAATGATAGAAGGGGTATTTCCAAACACTGAGATACTCCTTATTTATTATGGTGGTTCAATCGCTTATGGATTAGACGATGAATCAAGTGATAAAGACATTACAGTTGTTCTTGCCGGATTTAAAGGGACTATTCATTTATATATCGGTACGTATGATTTCTTTGTATTCTCAAAAGAAGAATTTATAAAGAGACAAAAGTTTGATGAGACAGTGATTCCATACTACAAACAAGCCGCAGATAGTTTACTGGGTTTTAAAGATAAGGCCCATTACATTGCACCATCATTCGAAATAGAAGTGAATGAACTTCTTGGTTTTGTTGATGAAAAATTTATTGTTAACCACTTATCAGCTGTAATAGAATACACAAAAACTAGGTTTATTAACAGTTTAATTTCAAAGACTCACTATCATGTATTTAGAGTACGTGGAATGCTTGATCATTATGAGAAAACCGGAAAGTATGAACTTGTTGTTGAAGAACCCTGGTATAGCAAAATGATGGCGTTTAAAAAGAACTGGGATAATGAAATTGCTGAAAACTATCTAGAGGAGATTAAAGAACAACTGGTTTATCTAGAAAATTACCGAAATGAGATGATGAAAAGTGGACTGGGATAATCTATTACATTTATTTCGTATGGAAAATCTAATCTATTGGATCGTTACCATGGTTGTCGTGATTCTAACAACGATTAAACAATTCAGTAACCAAGAGAAAAACAACAAAACAAAAAACGATGAGATCATCGTCAAGTTACTGGGTATTGAAAAACAAAATGTCAAGATGCTTAATTTATTAGAAATGCATGGCCAAGACATCAAATCATTAAAGAAAGACGTTAATATATTAGAGCATCGTGTATCTAGATTAGAAGACTCACAAGTAAATATCTATAACCGTATAGGAGGAAAACCAAATGACAACTCTTGAAACAATATTATTGATTACAAATGTTTTAACGCTTATTCTGTATTTCTCATCAAAATACAAAGAAAGCGGTAATTTATCAACGGTGATTAAAGAAGTAAAAGCGGATATTAAACAATCATCAGATGTCGTATCTGATCTTGTTTCAAAGGCAACTGAAATCGTCTTTGATGAAACCGTGCAAAAGACAATCAAAGAATTCATAATGATCGTAGAAGAAAAGAATCAACTTGTTAAGCAAAAAGGGGAAGTGCACCTAGCAGGAGATGAAAAGAAACAAGCTGTTATTCAACGCTTAAGTGAATGGCTATCAAACTTAACCGGTTCAACAGATAAAGCTATTAGTTTTGTCGAGGACAATCAAAGTAAGATTGAATCCATCATTGATGAATATATATCCTTCAGCAACAAAATGCATGGGAAATCAACATTATCTGAAGCAGAGAAACTCATCGCAGAAAAGTTAAGTAATAAAGCATAATAAAAGTTGCTATAGTGGCTTTATTTAGGTAACATGTATCATAACAAAATCTAGGAGGAAAAATATGTTAAACCAAGTTATATTAGTAGGAAGAGTAAATACGCTTGATAAACAAGCAGGCATTGTTTCAATTGATATCAAACGACCAAACGAAATAGACTCAGACTTAGTTCCCGTTTCACTCAGCGAAGGTATTATGGATAATGTACTCGAGTATCTAACGGAGGGTTCAACAATTGGTGTGAAAGCATCGATTCATATTGACAGCAATGTATTAAGGATTGTTGGAGAGAAAGTAACATTCATTAATACAAAAAACGAATAAATAGAATTTGAAAAATCGGCTACACTCAACTGGGTGTAGCCGATTTTTTTGTAGTCGAACATACTTGCGTTATATCCTATTTAGAGGTGATTTTAAAATAATTGATATAAGCTCTTGTTTATCAAGTATAGTTTATTTATTGTGAAATGTTTCAAAATTTTATGTAATTTAATCAAGAGAAGGGAAATTAATATGGAAGTGATTTCCGGAATCATCACTTGAAACTGTAATATTTGCATTTGCATCTTCTAAAAGTAACTTGGTTACATGCAAGCCAAGACCATTTTTTTGTTTATCTTGCCTAGTGCTAGTATCTTTATTAAAGATGTTAGCAATTTGCATTTTATCCATTTTGTCTCCAATATTGGTTATTAGAAGCTTTACATAATTTTCTTGTTTTTGTAATGAAATTGTAACAACTGAATCATCATAAGAATAGTAATAGGCATTTGTTAAAATATTTTGAAGGACTCTAATTAAGTCTCTTTTATTAAATTTTATATATAAGTTTAAAGCGATATCAATATCAAGTTTGATGTTTTTCGTTCGAAAAGTTTGGATATACTTTTCAATTTCATTGGATATAAGTTTAGAGGCATTGATTTTAATGTGTACGCCATGAAATTTCTCAGCAATTAAATCTGAGGCTATCGTTGTTAAATCATTCAATGAACTTATTATTGCTTGCTTATTTTTAGTAATATTTTCATCTTCTTGAAGATGGTGTTTTAATATGGTTAAAGGAGTTTTGAGATCATGAATTAAGGCATTTAAATTATCAATTCTTTTTTCCATAAGTAGGTCAATTGTATTCAAGTTTTGCAAAACATCATGATATATTTGATGAAACTCGTGGAACTTAAATTGATGATTGCACTCTTCATGGTTTTCTAAAAGCTTTTGTATGAGTTTTATGTCATGAACCGTCCTCACTTCTCTTTGTCTGCGACTATATATATAATATAAAGCGACAAGTGATAATGCTGTAAAAACAATGATATTAATAATAAAGACTTCATTTTCCCTGATTATCGTCGAGGTATTATTGCTATTGTCAATTTCAAAGACATATTCATCTCCATTTACTAAGTTATAGTATGATTTGAAATCAGAGGGGGTTGTTGTAGACTCGATAAATAGGTCACCATTTTTTAAGATTCTATATGTTGTATTATTAATATGGCTAAAGTGAATAGCAGATTCAATTGCGGTTTCCTCATCACTATATGACATCATATGAAAAAACATTTCCATAAACTCTACATTTTCTTGTTCGATTATTTCATCTCGGTAATAATTATTTACAATTCTTGTTCCGATATTTACTCCAATGATTACTAGAATAAAAATAGCAAAATATAGAAACAGAATGCGTTTTCTTGATAACAAGAATAAACTATGCAT